GCCTGTGAGAGCCAGTAGTTAGCCTGGCCGTCGAGGTACTGGATCCGAGCGATGTCAATGCCAGGCAGCTGCAACGACATCTGGTGCGACAAGAGCTTTTGCACCGCCGCGATCCAACGGTTTGGAATGTAGAGCTCGTTCGACAGATCTCCAACGTCCTCAATCTGCTTCTCAATTAAGAGCTGGAACATTTGGAAGTCATTGTTCGGTATCGGCCACAAATACATCTGCGGGTTGATCTGACGGTCAAACCAGTACTGCAAGGAGCGGTCGCTTTCAAATTGTTTGTTCGGCAGGTTCCAGTAGTCGTCGCGGTTTAGACGAGCCAGTGGAATGTCCTGCTGGGTGTACGCGAACACAAGCGCTCGCAACGAGAACGTTGTCGCCCCGGTGTTACGGATTCGGAAGTTGTTGTGGCCCGGGCTAGGGTCGATCGGGAAGTAGTACCACTCCCCGTCCGCCAGTGTGACGGTTGGCAGCGTGTAACGCAGCGTCCACGTCACACCGTCCTCGCTCGTCTCGTATACTAGGTTAAGCGTCTGCGCGCCGTACGAGTTAAACCCGGCCTGGTATATCCGTTGCGATGCGCCGTAGTTCGCGCCGAACCAGTTGTTAAGTAGCGTTGACGTGCCGAAGGTTACCAGGTTGTTGTCGAACAGGTTGGGCGCGGTGGCGTTGCTCGTGGGCAGCGCCGCGGAGATCGCCGGCGTTACCAGGTAGCGCCAGTTAGCCTCGCGCACGTCCACGGTGCCCTGTGGCAGGTTTATGACCGTCTGGTTCGTGACCGTGCCGGAGAGGTAGTTCTCCAGCATCCACAGGTTAACGCCGCGGTTTGAGAGGTTCTGCAGGATGTAGAAGAGCGCGAGCTTGCCCGCGTCGATGTACTCCGGCGTCTGCTCCTCCGCCGCCTTCCCAGCCTCACGGAAGGCGAACTCTATCATCTGGGCGACGTTGACCTTGGTCTGGTTTGTGGTGCCCGAGTAGGCCATCTCTTATCTCCCGCGTCCGCTCGTACGCATTGGTGCGCTCTGCTTAACGCGCGCTGGTAAATTTTTCTTGGCGGGCCCCGCCGAGATGTACTCCTTGCCGACCTTCTTGGGGATCCCTAAAGTGCTCTTCCCCTCGGCGGCGGCGTACATCGCGCCAAGTTGCGCCTTTGATTTAATAGGCATCTCAGCAGACCTTGCCGCCGTAGGCGTACTGACCAACGGCTTGCAGGCCTCGCATCATGTTCATGCGCTCGTCGTCTGACATGGAGCCCATTGGCGACTGTGGCATTTCGCCGAGTGGTTGAGACGGCATGGCGTCCATGCCAAGCTGTCCTACCAAACCAGGAGCAGCCCCCATTCCGGCCGTTCCTGCGGCGCCCATGCCAAGCTGTCCTACCAAACCAGGAGCAGCCCCCATTCCGGCCGTTCCTGCCGCGGTCATGGGGCGGCGGCGCTTGCGTGGTGCCATCGCTGGGGGTGTTGGCGCCGCGGCGGCCTTTGCCATCGCGAGCTCCGCGTCTGTTTGAGCGCCCATGCCGCCGGCGGCCATCTTCTTGACGCATCCGCCGGTCTTGTACTTCTTGACGGTGCCGACTTCCTTCTTGGCGCGTCCGCCCTTCTTTAACTTGGAGAGGTCTGTCTTCTCATCGTGTGACTGCTCGTCGTGGATCTTGAAAGCCTTCTTGACGATCTTCTTGTCCTTGGCGACGTCCTTCTTAACCTCTGTGCTCTCGGAGTGCTTGGCCTTGTCGCGCTTGACAAATCCGCCCTCCTTAAAGCAGGGCAGGTCGCACTTCATCTTTGGGTTTGCTTTGAATCCTTCCATGGTATTTCTCCTTACCTTTGTAAACCAGTTAAATAGACCGTGCGGCCTTCCTTTTTTACTGCTGTCAACGCTTCATTCTTTAACTTGCTAGGGTCGTACGAGACGTGCACCCAACCAGAGTCTGGCACGCCCTGCGTGTAGAACTCCAGGATAACCTGCGTGAACTTCAGGTTGTCTGAGATCCACTTCGCCAGGTCATAGTTCGACACGCCGGGTATCTCGATGTCCGCGGCCTGGCCCTTGCAGTGATCTGATGTGGGGCTCCCGCCAACCTTCTGATTAACCTCGGGCGCGCGGAACCCGGAGTTGCATTTGACGCCCCTCTTGAAGTGATCGCGCACCGGCTGCAGAACATTCTGCGCAAGCGCCATGAGGGCCTGTACCTGCTCCTCGTTTGGCGTGTTGTCGATCCCGTGACGCAGCGCGGCCTCGCTCTTCGTCATCTCCGACAGTGTGAAGTTCGGGGAGAGGTTCATTTTGTTTGGTTGCTTCCTATTTTAATGCCGGTGATTAGACCAATAAACCCACCGACAATCGTCTGGAACGCCGGCATCAGCATCTCAAAGATCTTGTTGTTGTCCACTTTTTCGTCAAACAAGCCAAGACAGACGGATACTGTCATGCCCAAGAGGATCATAGACAGGGAGATGGTTGCGATGATCGTTATCCAAAATCCAAGACGTTCAAGGTTTGAGTTCATCTCTTGGCCTTCATGTCCATGATCTTCTCGAGCGTGCGTCCGCCGAAGTAGAAGGACATCACTAACATGCCCCACTGCCCCAGGAGAGACACAAAGTTGTCGGAGATGTCAAGCCCGGACGCGTCCATGATCACCATCGCCAGGTATGCGGTCAGTATGTAGATCAGCGTCATGGGTCGTATGTTCTTCGATAGCCACGAGTCGGAGCCCATGTCCGACTGCAGTCTCTTCGTTAACTCTTGCGCCTCAACATTGTCAGCCTCGAGCTCCGCGAGCTGGCCCTTCTGGGCCAGCTCCATAAGTTTCGCCTGGGCCTCGGCCTTGGCCGTTGGATCGGGCAACACACGATCCAAGACCTTCTCGCCTATCTTCAGTATGGTGTCAATACCTACCATATTACTTGTCGGCTTTGTCTTCTAACTTGTCAAATATACGGATGAGCATGCTCTTGATCTCGTCTATGTCGCGCTTGAAGTCGTCCTTGGTGACGTAGATCAGAGGCAGCTCGGAGATGCGGTCCTCGATGCGGATGATCGACTTTGATAGGCTGTTCAGGACCCAACCGCCAAAGAAGCCGGCCAAGCCGATCACTATGTTAATTAGATCCTGGGAGTCCATCTGATTCCTTTTGTTTCAGTTGTTGTGACAGCTCAAAGAGCGCGGCCTCCTCTTTGATCTTGGCGATAATCTGGTGTACCTCGGCGTATGGCTTGCCGGACAGGTAATGCAAGACCTCGTTGATCGTGTCTACGGATAGCTCGTACTTGCTGATCATGGCGCGGATGTAACCTCAAAGGTTGTGGTGTTGTAGTACAGCGCCTTGAGCCCGGTAATTGCCACGCTACGGATTGGTGTGATAAACAAACGCGAGGTGCCATCACTAGCCACTGGCGATCCTGATGCGTTGATCACGATGCTGTTCGCGTGTTGGTTTGATGTTGCTGCTTGGTATCCAATTGCAATTGCCGCTTGGCCTTGGCCGGTGTCCCCCGCGCTGTACCCGATCGCAATGGCGTATTGGCTTTGGTTGAGGGATCCGGCGTAGCCCCCAATCGCAACGGTTCTTGTTGCTTGTCCGCTATTACCCGCGAATTGACCAATTGCAACGGAAGCAATTCCTTGTGATGTCGTTCCTGCTTGGGTTCCTATTGCTACAGAGCTCCCGCCCTGAGATGTAGTGCCCGCTGTGTAGCCAATGGCGACGGACTGACTACCTTGTGTAGTTTTCCCGGCTTGGGTTCCAATCGCAACGCCGTGATTAGCTTGGGTGCTGTTCCCCGCTTCAAACCCGATTGCAACGGCGCTAATTCCTTGCGATGCCGCGCCGGCCGATGTGCCGATTGCGATTGGGTTGGTGTACACCACCCCGGAGGCTACAATCTGCCAATCCGATGCGTTGGTGACGCTTCCATACGCCGAGGAGGTTATAGTTAAAGTGGTGCCAACAAATGATGTTATGTTGCCAGCCATGAATATGGTCGTGTCCGCGGCTGAGAATATGCGAACGGTTTGACCAACGGTAAACGCGGTGTTTGACGCGCTCACGTTCACCGTGAACGTCTTGGATCCCATGCCTGGTGTGTTTGTTGTGGTGCTGGTCAGCGCGGTGTACCCCAACCCCGTGGCACCAGTAGCTCCTGTGGCACCAGTAGCTCCTGTGGCGCCGGTAGGCCCCGTGTCGCCGGTTGGTCCTGTAGCACCAGTAGCGCCGGTTGCTCCCGTTGCACCAGTGGCTCCCGTGGGTCCTGTAGCCCCCGTGGCGCCAGATGCGCCGGTGGGTCCTGTAGCACCAGTGGCACCAGTGGCTCCTGTAGCACCCGTGGCGCCTGTAGTGCCCGCCCCTGTGGGTCCTGTAGCACCCGTTGCGCCTGTGGGTCCTGTAGCACCCGTTGCGCCTGTGGGTCCTGTAGCACCTGTAGTGCCCGCCCCTGTGGCTCCGGTTGCGCCCGTAGCTCCTGTCGCTCCTGTGGCACCCGTAGCGCCCGTAGCGCCCGTGGGTCCTGTCGCTCCTGTGACACCCGTAGCGCCTGTGGCACCCGTAGCTCCCGTAGCGCCTGTAGCACCCGTAGCGCCGGTTGGGCCCGTTGGCCCTCCCGCGGGTCCCGTTGGTCCCGTGGGGCCGGTGTCCCCGGTTGGGCCCGTTGGCCCGCCGGGTGTTCCTGCCGGTCCAGTGGCCCCGGTTGCGCCGGTAGCGCCCGTGGCCCCGGTGGCACCTGTTGCCCCGGTGGGCCCCGTTGGTCCGGTGGTTCCGCTGATGTACTTAACAACGCCCGCGGCGTCCTTGAAGTAGATCTTCTCGTCTCGGATGTTAATCGCGAGCTCGCCGCTCACGAGCTGTCCCGCGGTCGGAGCCGCGCCGGTCGTCGAGCTGTGAA